CCTCATTTGAGTATGTGACTGGCAACCAAAGACCTATCGGAACCTATACTTTAAGCAGTGCATTAATACCACCTAGAGATACCGCTACTGTAGTAGTGGATACAGGTACTGTTGTAGTTGATACAGGTACTGTTGTGGTTGATACTAACACTTCAACAGTTGATGGAACTACTGCAACGGTAGATACATCCACAGTCCCAACCAATATTCCAGAACCCACATCTCCAGTTCAGCCACCGCTGCCAGAAACTGGGCCAATTCTAATAATGCCTCCATTTGATATCCCCCAAGAAATTGTTGTCGTTGAAGAGATTATACCAGAAGTGCAACCCCCAATGGAAGCCATTGAAGATATACCTGTGATAGAATACCTTCCAGATATACCTGAAGAAATTATTGAAGTAATAGAAGATTTACCCATAGAAGAAGTTGTAATAGATGAAGAACCAATTACCATTGAAGAGGCAGTAGCAGACATAATTGCTGAGGCTGAGGCTAGCGGTGAGGCTATTACTACAGAGGATATGGAAGAGGCTGGCATTACTCTTGCTGACCTACCTGCTGATACACCTGTCCAACTAGATAATGGTGTAGTCATTGAGGCTGGCACAGTAGTAGCCCTACAGTTATTAGAGAGTCCAGCAGAGTTAATCTCAGCAATCTTTGAGAATCCAGCAGAGGTACTTACTGCTCTATCAAACATTGGTGCTGATATGTCTGAAGAAGAAAGAACAGAATCAGAGAATACAATCATTGCATCTGTTATTGCTACTCAGGCTGCTGTTAATGCAGTAGCCGTAGCCTCCGCTACAAGAACGGCAACACCTACACCTACACCTACAAGTGGAGGCACTAGTGTGCCATCAAATGACAATATTAAGTTATACAAAAGGAGAAAACCTTGAAAGTACTAAGAGATATGGTCCAACAATTATGGACTTTACTAGGTATGTTTATTGCCTGGGTTGTATTGACTGGCTCGGCTAAGACTGTGGTTGGTTATGCAATCATTGGAACTCTAATTATTTGGGCAGTTACTTATCATCTAAGAAATCCTAAAGATGAGTAATGATGTTGATTGGCAATACCAAAACAAGTTAAGGGAACAATGGCTGAGGGACAATCCAAATGCCGTATATGGAGGATGGGTATCAATATGAACGCAAAGAAAGCAACACCTGCTGCAATAGCAGTACTACGTCAAGCAACAGCAATTAAACCAACAAGAAATAAACTATCTGATGGTTTACTACCTTCTGCTGCTCATCTTAAAGCAAGCCCAACCTCTGACCATAACACGGGGTATGCAGTTGATTTAACTCACGACCCTAAGAATGGTATTAACTGTGTTGAAATATTTGAGAAGTTAAAAGAAGATGCAAGGGTTAAGTATCTAATATTTCAGGGAAAGATTTGGTCTAAAGAAAAGGCTAGTGAGGGCAATCGTACCTATACTGGCAGTAATCAACATAATAAACATTTACATATTTCAATCAATGATGGGTTAGGAAATGACACATCACCTTGGTTCTGGTGGATGAATCAACCTAATCCATTAGCAACATTGGTTGCATCTATTACATCAATGCCAGCAAAGAAACCTTATCCAATAGTAAAACCTCTAGTTTGTACCTGTTGCAAGGTGCATAGTAATACCAAATAAAGGAGCAATAAATGAACGAACAGTTCAAGCAAGTAGTAATAAGTTGGTTCCGAGCATCAGCAGCAGCAGTAGTTGCACTGTATGTAACTGGAATTACTGACCCTAAACAACTAGGTGCAGCAGCATTAGCAGGACTTGCAGGACCATTATTGAAGTGGCTAGACCCATCAGCCACACAGTTTGGTCGTGGAAGCGAGTAGTTATATACCCCTAATCGGGCTTTAAATGCCCTTTTAAGACACAAATACCCCCCGACCCAGTAGAGATACTAGGAAGGGGGGTCTTTTGTCGTTCTAAATCACGTTTTATTATCTCTACTATAGACCCCTTCAGGGTCTTATATATAAGATTATATATCTAAGTATACACATAGATAACCTGAGTATGGGTAGGCGACTATCTTACTGCCTACCTCTATGCCCTATCCTATGTGCTATACTAACGGAATGACTATACAACTTGATGAATACATATTACCTGAACATATATCTTACTCTGCATTTACTACCTTCATAGACTGTGGTTATCAGTACTACTTAGGTAGACTACTCAACTTACCAGAAGCCCCTTCCGTATGGTCGGTAGGCGGGTCATCATTTCATACTGCTACTGAGATGTGGGATAGGGAGAACCTATGATAAGTATTGTTAATGAAGAGGGTGGCGTTACCACTATGCAATGGAAAACTTACAATGAAATTATGCGTGAGCGTTACATTGATGGACTAAAAGAAACTTGGGCTGTTGCCGTTGGCTCTATCAATTCACTCATAGATAAGACTATGGATGAGACTGAACTCATTGGTTTACTTACTGCTAAACTAGCACTCAAGGAGGCACTAAGTGAGCACCGCTCAAAGTTTATGGGATAGTGCTTGGCTTAAAGAAGCAGATGGTGTTGACTTAACCTTTGCTCGTGTTGGTGGCAGAACATCTAAGGCATTCCCTAATAGGGAGAACGTAGATTTCTGGCAACATACAGGACCTGAATGGGTTCAGTCTTATATTGACTGGCGTAAGATGAATACCAATTGGAAAATTTGGTGCACACCAGAAGGTGCACCCGCTATAGAATTGGGGTTGACCCCAGTATTCGCTGACGTGCCAGTGAAGATGGTTCTCGACAGAGTGTTTGAAGTCAATGGTGATTTGGTCGTGGTTGACCTCAAGACTTCACAACAAACCCCAAGCAGTACACTACAACTTGGGTTCTACAAGTTAGGACTCAAGCAAGTATTAGGTATTGATGTTAAGTACGGTGCCTATTGGATGGCAAGGAACTCTGGAACTACTGCACTTATAGACCTTTCGGGATATACTCAGGAGAAACTAGAGTACCTAGTCGGCTCCTTCGATAAGGCACGCAAGGCTGGTATATTTATTCCCAACACAAACAACTGCAACCGTTGTGGACTTACAGAATACTGTCAGTTCACTTCAAAGAAATGAGAAAACAAATGGCAAATGAAGACTGGAAACTACAAGTTTCCTATAAGACACCGTCAGGTGATATGATAAATGTACGTGCTAATACTGCTGATGAACTGTCAGTATTGTTAGAGGGCGTAGGAGATTACTCCACACAGATTGCTGCTACACAGCAAAAGGTTATAGCGTCTTACAACTTAAACCCTTTATCGACATCGAGTTCCATTACAGGCACAAGGCCCTCGAGTTACTCCGCACCAACCCCAGTGTCAGTAGTATCAGGTACCGCAGCGCCAGTATGTAAGCACGGTGGGCGTATCTGGAGAGAAGGACTTGCTAAGGCTACTGGAAAGCCATATGCATTCTGGGCTTGCCCTTCACCACAAGGGACAGCAGACCAATGCAAGCCAGTGAATTAGAGAACTGGCTTAAATCATTTTACGGAACTAGAAAGGAGCCAGGATGCGTACACTTGTCAGGTCAGTTGGTCGTGCCAGTATTGGTGGGGAGCCACTACCATCTTGCTTTAAAGCATTTGAATCAAGCAAGATTATCATCCGTCGCTCCGAAGTTTCTATGTTCGCAGCAGCACCAGGTGTAGGAAAATCTACACTAGCATTAGCACTTGCGTTAAAGATGAGAGTGCCAACACTTTACATCTCAGCAGATACCAATGCACATACTATGGCTATGCGTTTGGCTTCTATGATTTCAGGAAAAAACCAAACAGATGTAGAAGGGATGCTACACTCTGATGTTGGTTGGACTAAGGCTACTCTATCCAAGAGTAGCCATATAGTCTGGTCGTTTGATTCAGCGCCAACTCTACAAGATATTGATGAGGAAGTCCAAGCCTTTGAGGAACTATGGGGTTGTTCTCCTACGCTTATCATAGTAGATAACCTAATGGATATAGCCACAGATGGTGGCGAAGAGTTTGCTTCAATGCGTGCTATTATGAAGGAGTTAAAATATCTTGCTCGTGCTACTAATTCGGCTGTTGTCGTTCTTCACCACACTAGTGAGGCTGTGCTTGGGACACCGTGTCAGCCACGTTCTGCTATCCAAGGTAAGGTGGCACAACTACCAGCGCTTATATGTACACTTGGTGTTATCGGAACTTCAATGGGTGTTGCTCCCGTCAAAAATAGATACGGCAGAGCAGACGCAGGTGGTGGACTAATGACTTGGATTGCATTCAACCCTGAGTATATGTTCGTTGACGACATACCAGAGAACAACTAATGAAACTAAGAATTCGTAATCCATTTTATTTCATTGAGGATGATTGGACGTATATCAATTGTTTTCATTGTGG